CGACTTGAGCCGTTTATAGGCTGCATCATGAATGAGCGCGCGCGGTTACAAATCAGCAACGCAGTATCGCTGTACCTTGACGAACTGTCGCGATGCGGCGCGGTGATGATTCCAGTTGTTACCGTTCATTTCACCGACCACGAAGTGACTATTTTCGACGGCATAGAATGAAAGAACACGCTCTACAAAACGCAATCCGCAACGCGCTGGCCGGTGAATGCCTGTTGTTCCGGGTGAACGTCGGCCAGGCGTGGACAGGCAGCCGCGTCGACAAGCTGCCAGGTGGTCGCGTGCTGATCCACGATGCACGGCCATTCACCACGGGCGTGCCGCCAGGGTTCGGTGACACGTTCGGCCTGGCAACGCGCATCATCACGGGCGACATGATCGGGCAGAAAGTCGGCGTGTACATCGCGGGTGAAGTGAAGGCCGGTGCGCGGGTGACGGATAAGCAGGCGAATTACCTGCGCGCTGTGAACGACAACGGCGGCGCTGCCGATGTGTGGCGTTCCGTCAGCGATGCCTTGGCGACTGTCGCCAGGGCCAAGGGGAAATCGTGAAAGCATACTTTGAGACGCGACGAATTCTAAAACGATTTGCGGCGCTGTATGGCGTCAAGCGCCGCTGGTTCGGTCTGGAATCGAACCGTTCCCTTCGTCGTCGCCTGGTATCGAAAATGCGAGCGACAACGCATGAAACGTACTTTGGCGACGATGTATGAACGCCCGCACCTTCATGCGCCACCGCAAAGGCATCATGCGGCTGGACACCGAGCGGCAACAGAAACGCGCGATGGACCACCTATTGCGAAAATCAAAGGCCGCAATCATCGTCGTCAATGGCAAGGTGGTCGGATGGCGTATGAAGGACGGCACGATGGTCTGCGCCAAGACACGATTCCAAACGCAGGAGCGCGCCGACATCGAGCTAGAGCGAATCGCAGAGCGAGCCCCGCCAGGCTCGCACATCCCGATTCGCGCGTACGCGTGCCCGCAATGTCGCGGTTTTCATCTGACGTCGCAGCAGAAATCTGAGGCTGCGTGACACGCGATGACAACACGTTATCTGCGCGCACATTCACAAACATGAACGCGGGGTGGTACAATTGCCACCTCGCTTCACACCACCAACATCATCATGGACAATCGAACCGCGCGCCTTCGACAACTGATGCAGCGGCACAATCTGTCGGCCGCCGATGTCGCAGAAATCCTTGGCCGCACCGCGCAAACCGTGCGTGTGTGGCGATGCGACAACGAACAGACAATCCCTGCGGACGCACTCCGCGTGCTGGAATTTACTTTGGCACGTCGGGGCCGCGTCCATGCATAAACTTGATTTCGCTGCAATCAACGACGCGCTGAACCCGGAATTCGTCGTTCCGCAGTGGCTGCCTGGCGGCGAGAAACGCGGCGCGGAATACGTTGTGGCGAACCCGACGCGCAACGACAAGAACCCCGGCAGCTTCACCATCAATCTGGTGAAAGGCGTCTGGAAGGACTACGCGACGGGCGACGGCGGCGCTGACCTGGTGAGCCTGTACGCGTACCTGTTCCACGGCGATGACCAGGGCGCAGCTGCACGCGAGTTGGCGGAAAACAACGGCATCAAGCTGGACAACGAAGCGCGACAGCGCGCGTTCGAAGCCAAGGTGACGCGCATCGAGGAAGCGCGCCCCGAACCTGTGCTGCCGGTGCCTGCGAGCGCCGCCGCGCCGACCTTCCGTCATCCGCGATGGGGCCAGCCGTCGACGCGCTGGGCGTACAACGACCGAGACGGCAATCTGCTGATGTACGTGTGCCGCTTCGATCCTGAAGGCGAGCGCAAGCAAGTCGTGCCCTATTCGTGGTGCAAGCATCCCGATGGCACCGAGCGCTGGACGTGGCGCGGCATCACGGGCAGCACCAAACGCCCCCTGTACGGCCTTGACCGTCTGGCCGCGATGCCTGATGCCGACGTGATCGTGGTGGAAGGCGAGAAGGCCGCAGACGCTGCGCAGGCCATCTTTGGCGATACCGCTGCCGTCGTCACCTGGATGGGTGGCGTCGAGACGGCAGACCGCGTGAGCCTGCGAGCACTCGCCGGCCGTCGCGTGATCCTGTGGCCTGACTTCGACAGCCAGGTGCATCGCGACACCAACGAACTGCTGCCGCTGCACGAACAGCCTGGCGTTCGCGCGATGATGGCGATTGCCACCGCGCTCAAGGGCCACGCCCGCGAAGTTCACATGGTGCGGTACGTGCCTGGTGACGGCGCATTTGAACACGGCTGGGACCTGGCCGACGCCAAGGCTGATGGCTGGGACCTGCAGGGCGTCATGGCGTACATGGGCGAGAATACGGGCGACCCGTGGCACGTTGCGAGTGGCAAACCGTTGACGCCGCCCCCGTCACAGCCGCCTGCCCCGGCGAATGACAACACGCCCAATGTGCCGTTGGACGCCAGCGTGAACCCGTTCGGCTTTCCCCACCTGTCTGACAAGGGCCAGCCGATGAACACGGTGGAAAATCTCGAATACCTGATGGGCGAATACGGCATCACCGCCAGGTACAACCAGGTGCGCAAGCAGGTGGAAGTGTGCGTTCCTGGGCGCAACTACACTGCCGACAACCGCGCCAACGCTGCGCTGGCCGAAATGACCAGCATCTGCGCGCGCAATCGCATGCCTCAATCTATGCTCGCTGACTACACGAAACTTATTGCTGACCGCCACGCGTTCAACCCCGTGTGCGAATGGATCGACAGCAAGCCCTGGGACGGCACCAGCCGCCTGCAGCAGCTGCTGGATACCGTGAAGGTTTCCGGCGACCCGTGGCTAAAGAACGCCCTTATGCGGCGCTGGCTGATTTCCGCTGTGGCCGCGATCTACACGCCGCACGGCTTCGAGTCGCACGGCGCGCTGGTGTTCACCGGCCCGCAAGGCAGTGGCAAAACGTCGTGGTTCCGTCGCCTGGTGCCGCACAGCCTGGGTGTGGTGCTGCTTGGCGCTGTGCTTGACCCGAACAATAAGGACACCGTAACGAACGCCGTCAGCCACTGGATTGTCGAACTGGGCGAACTGGATGCGACATTCCGCAAGGCCGACATTGCCCGCCTGAAGTCTTTCGTCACGCTCGCCACCGACAAGCTGCGCCGCCCGTATGACCGCATCGAGTCCGAATACCAGCGCCGCACCGTGTTCTGCGCATCGGTCAACGAAGACCGCTACCTGGTGGACGACACCGGGAACCGCCGCTGGTGGACTGTGCCGGTGCTGTCGATTGAATACCGCCATGACATCGACATGCAGCAGCTATGGGCCGAAGTGCTCACGCTGTTTCGCGCTGGTGAACAGCATTGGCTTACGCCGGAAGAAAACGACGCACTGGGCGCGCTGAACGCTGAACACGAAGCCGTCGACCCGGTGGAAGAAATCATTTCCCGCGCATTCGATTGGGAAGCGATGCCTGGGCTCGGTTTCGGGTGGCGCGACATGACGGCCAGCGAAGTGCTGACGGCCATCGGCTTCGACAAGCCGAACAAGGCGCAGGCCACGCACGCCAGCAAGGTGCTGAAGAAACTGTGCGGCGGCGAGCCTCGCCGTTCGAAGGCAGGCCGTTTCTTCAAGATGCCGCCGCGAACGGATGCGCGCCGCCGTGGCGATGATGACGATGGGAAGCCGTTCTGATGACTTTTGCAAACGACAACTACGCAGTCCGCACGGCGGAACGCGGCACATTCGAGTGGCTTTTGCTTGAACATCACTACGCAAAGCGAGTGCCAAGCATCAGCCACGCGTTCACGCTGCACGATGGTGCTGATGTCATCGGCGTTATCACCTTCGGCACGCCTGCAAGCCGACATATTCAACTTGGCGCTTGCCCATCGAACCCGGCATGCGTCATCGAGTTGAACCGCCTGTGCGTGCTGGACCGCGCACCGCGAAATACAGAAACCTGGTTCATTTCGCGCGCCCTGCAGCTGCTCCCGCCGTTCATCGTGGTGTCTTACGCTGACACAGTGCAAGGTCACATGGGCATTGTGTACCGCGCCGCCAATTTCACCTATGCAGGCTGGACGGACATGGAGCGCAAGACGGCGCGGTTTGATTACATCGTGCCAGGCAAGCATTCGCGCCAGGCGTTCCGCGACGGCGTTGCGCAGTTCACCGAAAAGGTTCGCCGCAAGCCCAAGGTTAAATACTGGACGACGACGGGCAACCGCAAAGAACGTAAAGCGTTGGCGGCGACGTGCGAATGGCCGACGCTGGACTGGAAGGCATACCCGCCGCCAATCGAACACGTTCAGTTCATCGCCGCGAACGACAACATTCCTCCAGCATGAGCCGCCCAAACGAATGCATGGTTACGCTGCACGACGGCACCCAGGTGTCGAACTACAGCGAGGAACACCGGCACGAATGCGAGGCCCGCGCCGTGCTGAACATGCCGCGCAAGTCGATGCGCCAGGACTATCTATATGGCGAGCTAGACCAGCACGGCAAGCCACGTCGTGGCGTTCTGCAGCTGCGTGGCGAAGCTGAAGTGCGGCGACTGGAATCGACCATCCTTGCGCTGTGGCACTTACGCAAGCGAGCAGCGAACGACAATGAACCCGCCTAATGGCGGGTTTTTCTATTGTTATGCGGATGTGATAGTGAAAATCAAATATTCACGTTTGTGAACTTCGCATAAGATTCACACATCGACAACGCAAACGCAGGAGCAAACGAAATGACTATCGCTCAACAGATCGAAATGATTGGGGGAACGATCAATGCATATCGACGGGGTTGGATCGGTATGAGTCGGCAAGAAGCGGAAGCCCTACAATCCGAACAGGCGTTGCTCGTTGCTGAGTTGATTGCCTAACACCACTTCGGGGCTTCGGCCCCATCATCACCACACCAGGAGAAAGGATCATGAAACGTACCATCGCACTCGCAGCGCTCGCCACCCTCGCCATGACGGCGCAGGCGCAATCGCTGCCGTCCGTCGAAGTTTCAGCCGGTGCCGCGTACTACAAGCACGGCGAAGATACATTCTGGTATCAGGAAGGTCTGCCGCACAGCCTCAAAATGACTGCGCCATCGTTTGGCGCGGCGCTTGTCGGTGACGTGTACACCGGCAATAACTGGGGCATCGGTTATCGCGCAGGCTATACGTGGTTCGGCACGGTGCGCAGTGACGCCACCGTCGTGTCAGACCAAAACTATGACGAACACACCAAAATGTGCACTGCGCAGTGCGACCAAACTGCGAAATTCGTCAGCAGCGGGCACGCGCAGGCCATCACGCTTTCGCTCGCGCCGTACTACCGCACTGGCAAGTGGAAATTCGCCGTCGAGGCTGGACCGGCGTTTTTCCGTAACACTTGGTCGGTCAACATCGCATCCACCGCTGACCCGAGCGGCGGTTTTACTTGGACGCACAAACCGACGTGGGAAATCGGCTACGTGCTTGGCGCGTCGGTCGGCTACGGCGAGCATCTGAGCGTGGCCTATCAGTATTTCAAGAATCAGGCGAAGGCTGACGACCCGGTGCCGTACATCTGGCGTTCGATTCACCTGGTGTCGCTGCGTTACACGTTCTGAGGCCATGACGATGACAAATTACGATCATGTTCGCGCATCGTATTGCGTCGGCAACGCGCTGATGAAGCGCGAAGCGGCCATGCAGGAAGCCTGCGCCAGGGAACACCTGCGACGCGACATCGTTCGCCTGGTGGAGCAAAAATCCATCACCGTCACGAAGCGCGACACTCACACCGAATTCTCGCTGGATGTGTACGTGCTGACGCCTGCGGAGATTGATTTGCTGGTTCGTACCCAGGTGGAATTCATCATCGGCAAGCAGCCGCAGGGCACGAAGCCGAAAGGCATCATGCGCGCATAATGGAAACCTTCCTGTTCTATGTGTTCTGGTGGACGTTCGCGGCATTCATGGCGGGCATGCTGTTCGTCGTGACGCGGGCGCAGGATAATGGAAACGATTTTCTTTGACACGAATATGGAACCCAAAAACGATTTCGAAGGACGCGCCGCGTATGTCTATATGATGATGCCGCCACTGCTTAGTCGGCGCACGTCGGCCGAAAACATCGCAGACACGCTTTACACGCTGGACCTGATGGGCATGCGTGTTGTGCCAGCCGCACAGAGCGCAGGGCAAGAGGCGGTGGCTTGGGCTATCGAGTGTGAGCTTAGGGGTGAAGGAATTCTTGAAGAAGTCTATTTGAGCAAAAAGCATGCTCAAATAGCTGCTGACCCAAAGAAATGGGTAGATGGTGCGAATCCGTCTGTTGTGCCATTGGTTCGTCAAGCCGCGCCCGTGAATGGCTCTGAGCCGATTTATCAGTTGAAAGCCCCTGGGCATTTCTGGAATGACGTGTCGCGCCGCGAATTCGACGAATACAAGGGATACCCGGACTGGCAATCACGCATTCTCTACGCCGCGCCAGTGAATGGCGGCACGCACGAGGCAGTTTGCGACCGCATCATTTGCGAACGTAAAGGCGCATGTACGGGCGACGACGTAGCGACGGCACGCGGCTGTAAGCGTGCCGCAGATGCGCAGCAGGTGGGCGGGGAATACGACGGCGACAGTGAGCATTCGCGCGCAGCATTCCGGGCGTATGACGACCGCGTGAGCGTCAGCGCGCGCACTCCGTGGCAGATTTGGCGTGACGCATGCGCATGGCAAGCCGCCCTCACGTCTCCCGCGAAGGTGGGCGGGGAATACGGCGACGCTTACCAAGGCCCGCGCGAAGACCTCGCCATTTGGAAGAAGCGTGCGCTCGAAGCCGAGGAACTGAATCGCAAGTTCATCGCAGAAGTGAACGGCCCCACGCACATGGGTGAACCTGCGAAGGTGGGCAGCGATAAGGTAAGCGCAAGCGATTGGTGGGCGCGAGAAGGCCATCGAACCGTATGGCCGCATGGTGACTCTCGCGGATGGGAGGGTGCTGCCACGCACGGCTATGCAGCCGGTCTCGACGCTGCCCGCGCCGCGCTGTCGGCGGATGGCGGGGAGGCGGCGAAATGAGCACCCCAAAGATCACTCCCGAGAGTGCCCGCGCGTATCTCGCAGACGCATCCAACTTCTGGCCGAACGACGAGTTGTGCTACGTGTGCGGCGACGAGTTCGACTCTCTGGCAGTAGAGGCCGACGGGAAGATTTTCTGTCGGAACAAATGTTGCCGGGGCTATCTGCGCATCGCCGCCATTGCCGCCAAGGCGAAGGGGGAATGATGGGAAGAAACGTCAAGTGGACGCCGTCGGAAAACGCGATACTTTCCGATGGCTGGAAGCGTGGCGAGCGTGCGGCAGACATCCTGACTCGTCTGCCTGGTCGAACCCTTCCAGGCATGTACTGCCAAGCGATAAAGCTGAAGCTGACGCACAAGAACCGGTTCAACCGTGGTGCACTGCCGCCGAAAATCGACGCATTCATGAAAGCCAATCCTGGGCGTGAATTCTCTACCTCCCAGGTGGCGAAGGAAACGGGGATGAGTGCGTCGGCAGCTTACGGCATTCTGACGAGACAAGCCGGCAAGAACTGGCACTGGGTGCGCAAAGACAGTCTGAACGGCAAGGGATACAAGACGCACATATGGAAAGCAGGCGCAGGGCCAGCTACCGAACGTCGAAAAAACCACGTTGGCGAGCGGAAAAAATATGAACACGACCCGATAACGGCGGCGCTTTTTAGAATGGTCGCATGACCATCAAACCCGACCCTGTGTCGGGTTTTTTGTTGTGGTGACCAACGTTGGTCATCAGGTGACTATCCTTGTCATCGCTGAAACCCTTATTCTGTCTACCTTTCATCTATGATGACTAAGGGTGACAAGAAAATAAAAGATATAAGGGGGCTATTGGTTAGCAGCATCAGTGCGTGATGCGGCGTGATGGATCGTTAATTAACGCCTAGGGTATCTTTAGGAATCGCTGTCACCTTTGTCACCTTGTCACCCGTCGACACCGCGAAGCGTTGTTGTTGATCGACCACGCATCGATGGCGACGCAGACTCGCATCATGTAGAATCCCACCGGTTGACA